TCCAATATTATTTGCTGCCAAGTCTGAAACACCAGATTGAAGATTACCGGTGAGACCTGTAAACGTAGCAGAATCGATTCCTAGCTGTCTAAATTTTTCTTTTACTGCAGGATCATTTGCATTAATTTCTAATTGCTTTGCTGCATCGTCAAATTTTTGATTAATTTCTTTTTCTGTTAGTTGAAATCCATCTTTATTAGCCTGTCTTATACCTTCTATATTTCCAGGAGCAAGTACTTTTTTTACTACAGTTGAGGATGTTGACGTTTTACCGGTAAGAACATCAAGTGCAGCTTTTTGTGCAGCTGTTTGAGTATTACCTTTACCAGCACTCGGTCCTGATAGAGCTGGCGTAGGATCAGGTTTAGGATTTGCACCTCTTTTCTTTACACTAGCAGCTTTTGATATAAATCCTAATACTTCTTTACCCATATCTTCAGATATAGATGCATCTTTTTTAAGCGCTTGTTCCATCATTTTTTCAGCAAGTGCAAGACCTTCTTTTTCAAGCTCACTAGCGCCTTGTGCCTGAGCCATCTGATTGCGCATTGCGGTTCTTGCCGCTTTAATTAGTTCTTCTGTCATGACGCCAATGTCCTAAAAAAATCTCTTGCTACTTTTTGTCTAGCAACTTGCCCTTTTTCTTTGGGATTTTCAAATCTATCTTCAAATATAATACATGCCTCCTCAGGTGTAGTTGCTCTTTTTAAATCATTTAAACGATAATATTTTTTTGATTCATATAGTTCATGAACAGTAAAAAGCAATTGCGGATATAATGTGTCCCACGGTAAATTTTTTTTTCCAGAAAATTCTACAAGGTTTTGATATCGATATCCTGCATTTGAACTTGAATTCCATTGTGCAATACCAAATGATCTCTCAGGTGGAGCAGACGCCGCCTTTGTGTTAAGATCACCTGTAATATTTGCTGCTGATTCAATCCAAAAATTACCTAGAATACCACAAGCTTGAGCTGGTGTAAATCCTCCACCTTCAGGAGTTAAAAAGAAATTAAATGCTTTTTCTGCGTTTGTAGCTCCTACAAGATATTCATTATCTGCATTAATACCACCGGGTATAACCTTTGGATTTCTTTGCACTTGATCAGGTACAGTACTAGAAGGATCTAAATTTAAATTTAAATTTCTTTCAAATTTAGGTATTGAACCAAGTACAAGAGGTAGCTGAGAATTTTTACCATCTAAAAAAATACCGTATACTTGTGCTTGCGGCTTTAGCCCGACATTTGTACCAATACCAGAACTACCGCCTTCAGTGATAGGTACAGCCACTTGAGCCCATGGTAAATCACCGTCAGAAATATCACTCACATTTTCTGTATGAATACCAAAGATTCTTACTTTCACTCTACCTAATTCTACAGGATCATTAATATCTTTAATGACTCCTACGAACCAACGAGTTTCATCTCCGTAATATTCTTTATATGTTTTAGGTATCATCCTATTACCTTCAATGGATTATCATCCGTGTAGTTAGTTAGCTTTACACAATTTAGATGTATTTGATATCTATTACCTGCAAATGAATGCTTTGCCCCGTATATCAAATAATCCCCCGATTTTTTTAGATCAAGTTTTAAGTCTCCAAGATCCATTGGTCTATTAGCACTAAATAAAATTCTTATTACGTTACCTGTTGTGTAATGACCTTCCGAATTAATAAACCCCATACCATCTAAACGTATAGTTATCGGAGATTTACGTAAAAGTTTTTTAAGACTCCTTGATGCTACCTTCTTCTTATGACCTGTATTTTCATCTTCATCATAAGATACATATCTATTTGTACCATCATCGTATGCGCCGGCGCTTGATATTTGTGTAATTGTTCTCGACTTTTGATTTTGCAGTTCAACGTCATTAAATGTAAAATTCGAAGCCATCACCGGTTCTTGATTTCTTATTTTACTCTCTATCATATTTTCTATAACATCATCGATAATATTATGATTGCATGCATAATCTGTGAAATTATGAGTGTCAATAAAATGATGCTCTGCTGATATTAACCCATCAGCTATTAAACCATACATGTCTTCTGCATTTTCTATAGAGTATTCTTTTATTGGAACAAGTCTAAATGATGACTTTTCTAAGTCATGATCCGTAGGTCCATGTATGAAAGGAGATGTTTTATTAATTGGCTCAGCTTCAATCATAGTTTTAAGATCTGCATATACTAATTTATTTTGTGTGAATGAAGAAAAAAGATATGTAGGAAACCCTTCAGTCGTTGTACCTCTATTTTTTATCCATGTCATGGCATCTACTGGAGTAAGGTTAGGTACAATAACCTTCATCTTCTTTTGAAATACATCAGAATAAATTTCTTCTACTTCATAGTCTAACCATTCTTGTGCAATCTTTGTAATGATTTCATCCGGACTACCTTGATAGCATTTATTCACATTTTTTAAATTAGAAAGAAAAAGTATATCTTCAACTAAATGAAGCATTACTAAGTCTGTTTGCTCATTTGCTTTTTTATTTGTTATAATTTTATCAATAACAAATCTATGTTCTACAAAGGCTCCTTCGGCTTCAGAATTTCGAAATGTTACTGTGCAAAATTCAGCACCCTGAATATCAATTCTATCATAAAGTCTTAACGTATCAATAAAAGCAATTTGGCCTGTAATATATGGTAAATCTATGTGCTCGAAGATTTCCATATCAGAAACCACTCCAGCAATATCAACAGGCTCCAGCATACGAGACGAATTAATAATTACAGACTCGAGTACGTAACCTTGTTTTCCTTTTGTTTGTGCCATAACTAGCTTCTAATTGATTGGAAAAAAGCAGAAGATACTTCATTGATAAGATCAGGTTTAATAACTTTGATACTTTTTAACTCATTGTTTTTTCTTACATATCTATCGAAGTGTGTTACTTCTGTGTAGATCGCGGGAGCATCTTGACTTGGATCAATATCAACATAATTGCCATCACCGTCTTCGTAATGATGCGTTGCTAAATGTTCGTTCATTACTGCGTGAGCAGTAATTGATCCAGGTATTTCTAAGTCGACTGTTACGTTTGTTACAATTTCACCCTTAATAAAGGGGTTTGATGAATTTACAACAATTTGACCGAGATCTAGATTTCTTCTAAGAATTTCACCTCTAGTACCTGATGTTCCTCCGGATGCAGTTTGCCCTACAAGCAATACTCCTGTAAGAGGAGTTTTAGTGCGTATAACGTTATGAGGAAAATCTTGTTTCACTTGATCCTCCAATTGATTAAGTGTAAGAGGCCATCCTCTTGATCTTAGGTGATCGTTAAGAAGATAAAAAGTCCAGTGAAACTGTGGGCTACCATAGAGTTTAAACGACACCTGATCAGGTCTATCATTTTCTTGAATATTGTATGTACGATAAAAACTTACATTGTCTTTAATTTGATCAATGATATCTGAATAGCGAGAAATATCCTGAAATACTTCGTACGATAATTTTTCGCCACCTAAGTCTTTGTTATTACCAAAGTAGTATGCTGTTCTAGGAAAATTGCGAAAGTATAACATTAATAACCTCTTTCAATATCTTGTTTTGCTAGAGCGCGATACTCTTGGAATATCAAAGTCATATCTACTTCTGTTGGTTGACCATCGGCATGAAAAACCATTTGACTTCCATTATAATTTACTTGACAACTTCGAAGATATGCTAATTGTATCTTTGGAAATTTTGCCTGTGAATTTAAAAACTTAAAAGATATCTCAAACAAATTAGGAAATCTATATCCAGCAGGTATACCTTCAGCAATATTGATTGCTTCAGGATACATTTCTGTACGAAATGATTTAATAATACTTTCTACTTGAGAAGCTTCTGCTGCAGAAGTGGCTATAAATCTAAATTGAAAAGTAAATTGACGAATATTCGGTCTGTCAAATATCATCCTTGTACCAGGATTGACGCCGGTTTGCAGGGCAGTCGACGCTGCTGCTCTTAATCCTGCAGAAGGTATTTTTTGTGATATACGTGCTGCAGCAACATTTGCAGTATCTCTTGTAATTTGACCAGTTGCTAAATTAAAAACACTTTCTAATCCTTCAGCAACTGCATTTCCTATAGCTCCAAGTATTCCTGATCCGTTATTCATTGCAGCAGATGCAACTAATCCTCGCGTACCTAGATTTTCTTGATTGTATGATATATCATCATTTACAACAAGAGACTGTGGCATATAAATTCTAATCACTACTGGATTTACAGGATCCATCGTTTTTAATCCTGTTGCACCATCTCTACGAGGATTACGATCCTGTTTACTTGCTTCTTCAGCCTTTGCGCTAGCAACTCTATTCAGTTCGAATTGATTTACCGAACCGCGCTTTGCAGGTGGTCTATTTAATTCAAATTGATTTACCGAACCGGTAGGGGTATCTTCTGCTTCCGCATCATCAAAGTCACCATCATTATTGGTAGTAGTCGCAAAATCGCCTTCTTCAACTGTTTCTTGATCTTGAACAGCCTCACTTTTTGTAAGGGCATTCCACCCTTTTGTTATTAAAGGAGCATCATAATATTGCGCGTATTCAGCGGTATCAACTGTATATGCATCAACAGTTCGAACCTTAAATTGCATCATTGCCGGAAAATCTGCTGCACCATCTAAAGGATATTTGTATACTGTAGGTGCTGGGCTAAAATTTTCTTTTTGAATGGTTTCAGCTGACCTAGTAGCATTTTCATTTTTTACACTACCAAGACTTTGCACATTTTTTTCAGTATTATGTTGTTTCTTGTAAGCGGCGGTTGTGCCAAAATCACTGCTACCTGGTCCATCTTCTCGTGCCATTTTACTTCCTATAAATACAATTAGTAAATTACAACACTATTTATATCAAAAAATGGCATATTCTGGAAAGTACATACCAAAGAATCTAAAGAAATACAGAGGTGATCCTGATAAAGTAACATATCGTTCTCATTGGGAAAAGCTTTGTTTCTTGTGGTGTGATCGTAATGACGATATAAAACATTGGTCATCAGAAGAAACAGTCGTACCTTATTTTTGGGATATTGATAAAAGATACCATAGATATTTTGTAGATCTTAAGATTACATTTAACAACGGTCAAACAATACTTGTTGAAATAAAACCTGCCAAAGAAACAGAACCTCCTAAAAATGCCAATAAGAGTAAAAGATATATTGGCGAAGCAATGACATATGTAAAGAATATGAATAAGTGGGAAGCGGCTAATTCCTTTGCCAAAGATAGAGGATGGGAGTTTCAAATATGGACAGAGAACACTTTAAAGTCAATGGGTATTATGAAAGACCAAAAGGGTAAATTAAAGCCATTAAAACCATTAAAGCCATATCGAAAAAAGCCTAAGAAAAAGATATAAATAGTTGCATGAGTAACTTATTTGCAAAATTAGAATATGAAGCGTTTCGTGCTGGTGTTAATCCTCGTACAAAAGAGGCACAAGACTGGTTTCGGAAAAAAGCACAACAGATGCGAAGAGTAAATCGCAATGATTTGTTGCAAGATGAACAAGTGAAACTTGTGAATAGACAAAATCCTTTAATTGGATCTATGAATATGTTTTTCTATGATCCAAAACACAAGGAAACTCTGCCTTACTACGATAGATTTCCTTTAGCAATTATTGTGGGACCGGCAGAAAAAGGATTCTATGGTTTGAATCTACACTATTTGCCAAATGTATTAAGGGCTAAACTGCTTGATGCGCTACTTGATATTACAAATAATAATAAATACGATGAGTCTACTAGATTTCAAGTATCTTATAAATTATTACAAGCATCAAGCAAGATGAAATACTTCAAACCATGCTATAAGCATTATTTGACTGCACACGTAAAATCTAGACTTGCAAGAGTATCGGCTCCTGAATGGGAAATAGCAACATTCTTACCAACAGCTGATTTCGAAAAGTCATCTGCATCAAATGTATATACACAATCAAGGAAAGCAATATGAGTAGCATAGACCAAATTAAATCTCTTGCATCATCTAAACTCGGTTTTGCTCGAACCAACCAATTTTTAGTTGAGTTACCTACAAACTTTTCTGGTAGTGGTGGATTTCTTGGTTCACTTACTTCACTTCTTACAAGTGGTATCGGTCTTGGTTCTGGCGGTGGAGATCTTAACTTATTATGTTCATCAGCAACATTGCCCGGTAAACAAATATTAACACATGAACGTCGTATTGGTATGGAGTTTCAAAAGGTTGCATATGGTTATGCCGTTGACGATGTAGCATTAACTTTCTATGCACTTAATGATTATGGCACACGAAAGTATTTTGATGAGTGGAGAAAATATACACTTAACGAAAATGGACATATTGCAGGTTATAAGAAAGATTATGCAAAAGATGTAAAGATACATCAATTGCGCAAACCAATTAAGAATATCGGTACTTCGGCTGGACCGATTAAAATTAATATAGGACTAGGTGGTGGATCTGTTTATTCAGTAAGATTAAAAGATGCATTTCCTACAACAGTTCAGGCTGTTGAATTAAACAACGATATGGATGGGCTTGTACAAATAAGTGTACAGTTATCATATACAAATTGGGAAACAACGTCAAGCGGACAAGGCTGGATTCAAGCTACTGGTGGACTAACTGGTGGATTAGGCAGCTTGACTAATTTTTTATCATAGGAGTAGAATATGGCGCTTCCGCGTTTGAATGAATCACCTCAGTATGAATTAACTATACCGTCAACACAAGAAGTAATACAATTTAGACCATTTCTTGTGAAAGAACAAAAAGTATTGTTAATGGCATTTGAAACAAAAGATAAAAAACAAATTCTTAATTCAATATTAGCTACAATAAAAGCATGTTGTACTAATATTGATGAAAAGAAACTTACATCATTTGATGTAGATTATGTTTTTACAAATATTAGAACTAAAGCTGTAGGTGAAACTACCACAATTGCAGTAAAATGTTCAGACGAATCATGCTTGCATTCAAACGAAGTAGTAGTAAATTTAGAGAATGCAGAACTAATAAATTTAAATGAATCTAATATTGTAAAAATTAATAATGACATTTCTCTTAAAATGAAATGGCCTTCTTACACTGAGATTATTAACAACAAAATTATTACTGAAGATAATTATTCAAATACTGAAATTGTATACGAAACAATTAAAATGTCAATTGATAGTATAATGACTGAAGATGAATTAATTTCGTTAAAAGATGAATCAAATGAAGAAATAGATCAATTTATAAATTCATTAACGACTAGTCAATTTAATGAAATTAATAAATTTATTTCAAATGCACCAACATTAAAATATGATGTTAAGTTTACATGCGAATCGTGCGGTAAAGAAAATCATAACGTATTGGAAGGTATTCAGGATTTTTTTTCTTAAACCTCTCTCATGATTCTTTAGAAAACTATTACAGAGTGAACTATCAACTAATGCAAAATTTTCAATACTCTTTAACAGAAATAGATTTAATGATACCTTGGGAGAGGGAAGTATATCTAACGTTACTTACAGAAGACTTAAAAGAAAAGAATGAACAAGCCCAAAGGGGATAGCAATGGCTACATTAGCTGATATTAACGAAACGTTACAATCTAATCAAAAGCTAGCTGAAGACACTAATAAAAATATTAGTGAAATGAAAGTTGGTATATTAGGTTTTTTTGATTTTGAAAAAAGAAAAAGACTTGATGATTTAGAAGCGTCAAGGGAAAAGAAAAATAATCAAGCCGCAGCTATATCTAGTGCTACACAAGAAGGTAAAAAAGATGGGGTTGACGGTGAATTTGGTTTTGGAAATATTGGAAATTTCTTAGGTGGTCTGGGTTTTGGTAAGTTGTTAAGTGGTGCTGGTAAACTCTTTTCATTAGCATTTCTAGCAAGAATATTTAAACGCGGTATTTTCGGTACTATAGCTGTAATGCTTGCAGATGAGATTGCAAGTGGTGTAAAGGCTTTGACTGGTTCGGATCTTGCTGGTGCGTTAACAGAAGCTGGAATTGTTGGTGGTGGCTTAGGAGCTATGTTTGGGCCTAAGGGAATTATAATTGGAGCAATGGCTGGAGTAATTACAACATCTGCAAAAGCTTTTGGTGATTATGTAGAAGAAGAACTGAAAAAGCAAGATATAGATTTTGCACCGATAATAGGAGAAGCAGCTGGCGCAACTACTAATATTGCAGGATTTGCTACAGTTGGAGGACTAGTCCTAGGACCATTGGGAGCAATAGCAGGTGCAATTATTGGTGGATCTGTTTCATTATTTCAAACATACCAAAGATACCAAAATGATCCAGAGTTTAAGAAACTTGTAGATGAAAAAGCTGCAAACATTAAAAAGAATGTTGAAGATAGTATAATAGCTGCAGGTAATTTTATATTAGATTCATTAGATAAAATTGCTCCAGATTTAATTACAACAAAAGATGAAAAAGATGCTTTCAGACAAGCAAAACCTGAACGAGCAAAATTACTCGATGAAACTCAAAAAGAAGTAAATATATTAGCCCGCAAAAAATTATATGAACCAGAATCATTTAGTGAAATTGATAGAAAAAAATTAACTGCATCAACAGCGTTGCTAAGTGAACTTCGAGCAGAACGTGATGCATTTCTTAATAGTGATAATAGAGATGCCATGCTTAGACGAGGATCCTCTCAAGGCGGAATGACTGCAGAACAAGCAGCTGAGGCATTTGGGGCAAAGACCACAAAGGCAGATATAAAAACTGCCGATGAAATAATAAAATTTGTAGCAGTTAAAAGAGATAAAGAAAGAAAAATTGATTCTTTTACTAGAGGCTTAAAAGGTAGAGCTTTGGAAAGTTCACTATCACGGCAATTTGGCATAAGTGATATGACTAAAATAAAAGAACTGGCTAAAGAAATGAATATGTCGCTTATAGACTATTTTGAAAAATATAGAACAGTTGGTGTAAATACAACACCACCAGCTGTTGTTGATGCTTCTGTTACTAATGTTGGAAGTGCAACCACCGCTCTCGTTGGATCAGGCACAAACTCATTTGACGCAAATAATCCATTAGTACGAAGAGCGATGGAAGCTGTTGTTCTTTAGTCTTCTTGTGCTAGTTTAGCAAAATAAGACATTGTATCATCATCACTTTGAAGATTAACTTCTTCAGCCGTGATTGGCTCAGCAACTTTATATTCAGGTTGCGGAGCTGGTGTATGCATTTGAGATTCTTGTCTCATAGTCGGTGCACCCATCGATGATTCCTCACCTAGAACTCGGGCTAATTTAGTTTTAAGTTCATCGTAGGTTTTATAGTTCTTTGCATCGTTGAATTCATTAAGATCATGCAATTGATTATACACTGCTTCTAGCTTAGCTTCATCTGACTCATAAAGAGCAGTTCCACTAGCAAACTCAGATTTATCATAGTTACGATAACCTTCGACCTGACGAATTTTAAGTTTGAAGTTAGCACCATCCCAGAAATCAAATGGATTGATTGCTTTTTCATCAGCGAATGATGGTTGCATAACATCCATAATCTTATCAAAGATTTTCTTACCAAACTTATAGAGTACAACACGACCTTGATTATGAGGTGCAGATGGATCTTCTACTACTAATGCATTAACTACGTAATGCAAACGCCGCTTTTGTGCACGTGCGGTTTCTTTATCGGCTTCAATCCCAGAATTCCAGAGTCTGGAGTTGAGTTCGCCAACAGGGTCAGGTTGACCAATCGATGTAAGACTATTTTCGATATACCAAAGACCGGTTGGTCCTTTGAATCCATGATCCCAGTATCTGACCCATGGTAGTTCTGAACCTTCTGCGGCTGGTAAGAAACGTAAGACTGCATATCCATTACCTGCCTTGTCTACGGTTGGTTTCCAGATACGCTCATCATCATAGTTTTTCTTTTCACCACCACCGACTGCTTCGGCTGCTTTTACGAGTTGTGAGATATCTGTACCGCGATTGCGTTTAAGTGATTCGAATGACATATTTATTTTTTCCTTGTATAGCTGAAATATGATTAATTATAACACAGTATTGCTGTAATGTAAATCTATATATATTCATCTTATTCGAATAAAGCTGAATCAATAGAATTTGTTTTAGGTAGGAAGTTGAGGTTCATTGCTTCTGCCTCAAGCTTCCCTTTGATGATAGGTGATATGAACTTATTGACATCTACTGGATCAATATCATTCTTATCACATAGATAGAGGATGGCATCCATGTAACTGATATGCATATCAACCACCGCTTTCTCTATCAATTGCGTGAATTTACTTTTGTTGAGAAAGTCACTCATTTATCTAATACCCTTAATAAGATTGTATCACTACCTAATCTACCATTTGGTATACTAGTTTTAGTAGTAAGTGTTTTCCATTCCTTATCAATTTGATTTGGTGTCTTACCCAAGACGATAGGAAGGAAAGCGTCAGGCTTTCTGAGTTTTACCGTCCGACTATTTACTTTATCAATATTCTTGATAGAGGTGCCAGAGATCTCAAATCCTTTTACGTCCTGAGTAATATATTCCGTCAATGCACGTGTCTTAGTATTAAACGTGTATAGACGGGTACCACCTACAATTTTAATAGGAGGTATTGACACTAGCTTAAATTCAGTATCTTCTTTCTTATACTGAACTTTAGCCACTTGTTTATCTGCAGCTTTTGGTTGCTTTACCCGCGTTGCACGAGTAGCTTTTGCTGCAGAACGGATACGATCACAGTCAGCCAACATATCTTGGCAAGCTTTAATCCTCCGATTGAGTTCTGGTCTTTTCAAATGTGCATATCCTTCTACTGCATCTTCGCAGCGTTTGTGATATGCATCTTCATAATCAAGTAACCAGCCTTCAATTACTTGTCTTACTGATGCAACAGCTGCACCGGTAAGACCATGTCTTTTAAATTCCTGATAGATATCAAGTTCAGCTTTTTCACCATCAATCCATTTATCTTCAAGATCAAGAAGATCTTGCATAATAGTATTACTAATCTTCTTTTGCAAACGTTGCATTGGTGAAAGAGATACTACAGTAGCAGAGTCTTTGAGCTTTGCTTGCTTTTCAAAGTAGATATCTTTACCTGACTCTACAAGCGTCATCACGTACTTGTATAGACCTTCAGCATACTTACTAGATTTTTCGTCTAGCTTAAGTCCACTGTTAATCCAAAAAGCGGTAGCACAATAGTGAGTGAAGATATAGAACTTATATTCAGGATTTGACAGGGCAAACTTTTGATTTTTAGAATCAACGTTTGATT